AAACAAAGCCGGGTCGAGTAGCAATGCAAGATCTGATGAAGATCGTTAACAAGAAGGCCGGCAGAAATGTAGCCCATGATTTAACTGGCTCAAATCCCACGCAAGTAAAGGAATGGATTCCTACTGGTTCACGCTGGCTGGACTCTATTGTTTGTCGTGGCCGGGTAGCTGGTATCCCCGTTGGGAAGATCACAGAGCTAGCAGGGCTGGAGTCAACAGGCAAGTCATACATGGCGGCACAGGTCGCAGCAAACGCCCAGAAACAGGGCAAGCTTGTGGTGTATTTTGATTCTGAGTCTGCTATCGACCCTGACTTTTTGGAGCGCTCAGGATGCGACCTAGAGCGTCTTATGTACATTCAAGCAACGTCTGTCGAGTTCGTTCTAGAGACGATTGAAGAGCTTCTTGGAGCGACTGACGAAAAGCTTGTTTTCATCTGGGATTCTCTAGCTTTAACGCCAGCCATCTCAGATATTGAGGGAGATTTTAATCCTCAATCATCAATGGCGGTAAAGGCTCGTATTCTGGCAAAGGGTATGTCAAAGTTGACTATTCCGATTGCGGATCAGCAAGCTACTTTTTTGGTTCTAAACCAATTGAAGACAAATATCCCGTCAGGGCCTATGGCGCGCCAGATTGCTATGGTAACTCCATATACTACCCCTGGCGGAAAGGCTATGCACTATGCCTATTCGCTGCGGATCTGGCTAACAGGTCGCAAGGCAAAGAGTTCTTTTGTTACAGACGAAAAGGGATTTCGCATTGGCTCAGAGGTTAAGTGTAAGCTAGAAAAGTCACGCTTTGGAACGCAAGGTAGAAACTGTGCCTTCCGCATCATGTGGGGTACCCGAGATATTGGTATCCGCGATGAGGAAAGTTGGTTTGACGCCATTAAGAGTTCTGATTGTTTGACGAGTGCCGGCGCATGGTACACGCTCACAATGCCCGATGGGTATACTAAGAAGTTTCAGCCGTCTAAGTGGAGCAATTTGATTCGTAACGACTCCGAGTTTAGAGAAAAGATTCTCCAACTGATGGATGAGGAAGTGGTGAGAAAGTTCGATGAAAGACTGGGAAACGCGAAAGATTTTTATGAAGAAAATGAATAAAAATTTGAATAAAATGTATAGTTCATCCGTCTAAATGTTAGAAAAGGAGGAACGACAATGTTCAAAAGATTAATTCCAGTTATTTTAATGAGTTTGCTGGGCTCTAACACTGCTTTGGCAGGTACCACTTTCGATGTGGGTAAGCACGGGCCTTTGGCAAGTTTATCGGTGGCGACTGGCCACCATCACAAGCCACGCCCACCACCACATCCGCGACCCAGGCCCATGCCTGCACCCCCTACGAAAACACAAGTGATTGTTGGCGGCATTGTGACAGGGGTGGTCGTAGTAGCTGTGGTGGCAATTGTGTTGTCGAGCAACCACGCTCATGACAACGATCCACATCAGCCGAAGGCGGATGAAGAAACGGGCCCCCAAAATAAACCACAAAAAAATGAATAAATATAATTCTTATCCGTCTAATCAATAAGTACCAAGGAGGAACTTAACATGTTAAATACTTTTATTCTAATGCTGGCACTTGCAAGTAATCCAGCAGAAGCAAAGAAGGGTCACAAGCACGAGGCTCGACCCAAGGCGACACCGCATGCTCAGGTGCAAAAGCATCACAAGCATCAACGCCATGCGCATTATGCGTGGGTATGGAAGTGGCGCATCGGATATTATGATGTTCATGGACATTGGATCCATGGAAAGTGGATTTACAGTAAAATAATAATTTAAGAAAACCACTTGACTTCGGCCTCCTAAACGAGTATAATTGATATACGTTTAGGAGGTTTTCTTGTCTGAGCCCAGACAATGCGCAGAGTATAATACACAATCGGCTGATCGATACCATAAATATAAAGGTAAGGTTAGCCGATATATGGTTTTGGCTAAAAGAATAGCAAATCAATCAGCTTATCCAGAATATAAACATGGTGCTGTCTTGGTGAAAGGTAGCTCCATTAGAAACACAGCACATAATAAAAACAACTTTTCTTCTTTCGGAAAAAGGTTTCAAAAAGACCACAATGGAAGGTCCACGGTACATGCTGAATTGGGTGTCATCTTGGGACTTGATCGTAATGTTACAACCGGCGCAACTGTGTACGTTGCAAGGGTGGGCAAGGCTGGAGAATACAGGCTGAGTAAGCCGTGTTCGATGTGCCACGCTGCTATGAAGCACGTAGGTATTAAAAAGGTGGTATATACTATTGATGATAAGATTGTGGGGAGTTATAAACTATGAAATATGAAGTAGGACAATTAGTAAAAATAATAGACGACGTATCTCCTCCTATTATATATTATATAGGACTTATTGTAGGCACCTTGAAGGATGAAACCTATGAAATCTTATGTGTAGGAGATAAGGCACCAGAGGTGTTTTTTGAAAGTGAAATTGTAGGAGCAATTGAATGAAAAGAGTTTTGATTATTGATGCATTGAATATGTATCTGAGGGCGTATATTGTAGATCCTTCGATCTCTACCAATGGACAACCCATTGGAGGGCTAAAAGGATCATTGAAGATTTTACAGAAGCTTGTGAGAGATACGAAGCCGGATCATGTAGTGATCGCCTGGGATGGCCCAGATGGCTCTCGAAAGCGCAAGACTATGGACAAGAACTACAAGGCCGGCCGCAAGCCTATTCGATTGAATCGCGCCTTTCATAACTTATCAGAGGATGAGGAAACCACAAACAAAGTGTGGCAACAAAGTAGGCTGATTGAGTATCTAAATGAGATGCCGATCATTCAGACAATGCTACCGCAAATTGAAGCAGATGATGTTATATCTTATATCACTCAGATGCCCTATTACAAGGGATGGCAGAAGGTTGTTGTTTCAAATGATAAAGACTTTTTTCAATTATGTGACGACGAAACAGTGTTAATGCGACCGGTGAAGAAAGAAACGTTAAACAAGAATCGTATCATTGAACAAACAGGTATCCATCCAACAAATATGGCTCTTGCACGTGCGATTATCGGAGATACTTCAGACAACCTGCCGGGTATTAAAGGCGTTGGATTTGCTACTGTTGCAAAACGGCTTAATTTTTTATCGGAAGAAAAAGCCTATACAATTGAGGAAGTTATAGAACACTGTGAGCATGCTGAGAGCAAACTTAGATTTTTTCCCAATATCGTGGAGGGAAAGGGCCTTATAGAGCATAATTATAAAATGATGCAGTTATACGCTCCCCAGATGTCCTTCCAATCTAAAATGGTGACGAAGGAGGCTGTCGAGAACTTTGACTTCACATTTAATAAAACAGAGATTATTCGCATGATGCGAGATGATGGCTTTGGCGAACTAAACTTAGAAGATCTTAAAACCCATATGAATAAGATCGTTAGAGAATGTGGTTGACTTTTACGGTCAGCGTGTTTTAATACTTAAAAAACATTTAAAGAGGGAATGAATGTCAGCAGGATCAATAAATTTTGGAAGGTATGGTAAATCCTTTCAAGAAGGCTTAGCGCAGCTTATCTTTGAGGATCGGCCATTTGCGGATCAGATAACTGAGGTGTTTGACGTAAGCTTTTTAGAATTAGAATATTTAAGAGTTTTTGTGAAGAAAATCTTAAGTTATAGAGAGAAATATGATAAACATCCGTCTGTTGAGGCGGCTATAAGCATTTTACGTACAGATTTGGAAAAAGAGGATCAAATAGTACAAAAGCAGGTACGTGATTATTTTGCTAAAGTACACACAAGAGAACTTACCGATTCTGAATACATCAAAGAAACTTCATTGGATTTTTGTAGAAAACAAAATCTTAAAGAAGCCATGATGAAGTCAGTTACGCTTCTTCAAAGTTGTTCGTTTGATGAAATTTCAACGGTTATTAATGAAGCTTTAAAATTGGGCTCTGAAACGAATTTTGGATATGATTATATTTTGGATTTCGAGGAAAGATATAAACCAAGGCACAGACGCCCGATAACAACAGGTTTAAAAGAAGTTGATAAAATTTGTGGTGGAGGTTTGGGCCAAAAAGAAATGGGAGTTGTCATTGCTCCAACGGGTGCCGGCAAATCGATGATTTTAGTTCATTTAGGAACTGAAGCTATAAAACAAGAAAAAATTGTGATTCACTACACTCTTGAATTGTCTGATAGAGTAATTGCAAATCGATATGATAGCTGTCTTACAGGATATCCTCTTTCTGATTTGAGTAATTTTAAAGAAGATATTTATAAACAAATTAAGGATATTAATGGTAAATTAATAGTTAAAGAATATCCAACCAAATCTGCATCGACAAAAACAATCCGTACCCATCTTTCTCGCCTAATTAAAAGAGGAATTAAACCAGACATGATTATAGTTGATTACGCCGATTTATTAAGACCGACAATTGTTAGAAAAGAAAGAAGAAATGAGTTGGAAGGTATTTATGAAGAGTTGCGTGCAATCTCATCGGAATTTAAATGCCCATTATGGACAGCTTCACAAACAAATAGATCTGGTCTAAATGCGGAAGTAATAACAATGGAACAGATTTCAGAAGCTTTTAATAAGTGCTTTGTGGCAGATTTTATTTTTTCTGTTTCTCGTTCTATTCAAGACAAACAAAAAAACCAAGGAAAGATTTTTATTGCAAAAAACAGGAATGGGCCAGATGGGCTTATATTTAATATTTTTATGGATACTTCTAATGTGAATATTAAAATTGCACCTAAAGCTGCTACGGCACAAGCAAATTTAAACCCAGTAGCGCTTAATCCTAAAATGCAGAAAAAAGTCTTGCAAAAAAGATATGAAAAGTTCAGAAAAGGGAGGAAATAATTTATGAGAACTTCTCAAAATATACGTAGATTTCGTTTATCAGACGTGTTCATTGAGCCGTATAAAACACAAGAGGTCCCATGGGGCCCATTGGGGTATATTACCTATAAGCGTACTTATTCTCGTCGCTTAAATGAATTTGATTCAGATGCGATAGGCACTGAAGAATGGTGGCAAACATGTCGGCGCGTTGTTGAGGGTATGTTTAATATGCAGAAACAACACGTCGTAGATAGTGGCTTAGAGTGGAACGACTCGAAAGCACAGAGAACAGCTAAAGAGGCATATGATCGTTTATTTAGTCTTAAATGGACGCCCCCAGGTCGGGGCTTGTGGATGATGGGAACTAAGTTTGTGGAGGAAAAGACAGGCGCCGGCCTTTTTAATTGTGCTTTTCGATCTACTAAAGAATTATCTTCAAAGGGGGGCTATTTGTTTTCTTGGATGATGGATGCTCTGATGGTTGGTATTGGCGTAGGCTTTGATACCCTAGGAGCAGGTAGCGTTACAATTACGGAACCACAATACACTAATGATGTTCTTGTGATAGATGATTCTCGTGAAGGATGGGTGGATTCGGTTCATTTATTGTTGGATGGTTTTTTCTCTGGAGCAAAAGTTCCTAAGTTTGATTATTCGGCAATTCGTCCCGAAGGTGCTCTAATTCGTGGGTTTGGAGGCACTTCTAGTGGTGCTGCTCCCCTTAAAGAACTGCATGAAAATCTTATAGAGCTTTATTCATTAAAAGTGGGCGAACCTATTAGTTCTGTTGATATTGTTGATACTGAAAATTTAATTGGACGCTGTGTTGTGGCCGGGAATGTACGCCGATCAGCAGCTTTGGCCATGGGCGCTCATGATGATAAGCACTATCTTCAAATGAAGAACGATCAAGAAAAGCTTTATCACCATAGATGGGGTTCAAATAACTCTTTTGTTGCCGAAGTAGGAATGGACTATACGTGGCACGCAGAACAGAGCCAGAAGAATGGCGAGCCAGGATATATCTGGCTCAATAATGCACGCACCAGAGGAAGGTTTAAGGATCCTGAAAGATACGATGACATTAACGTCGCAGGGTTTAATCCTTGTGTTGAGCAGCAGCTTGAAGATGGAGAGTTGTGTTGTTTGGTTGAGACATATCCTGCCAAGCACGATTCTTATGAAGATTATTTAAAGACGCTTAAGATTGCCTATCTTTATGGCAAAACTGTTACGCTTACAAACACTCAATGGCCCGAAACCAACGCAAAGATGCTCAAGAATAGAAGAATTGGATTGTCTCAATCTGGGGTTATTCAGGCTTTTAATAAATTTGGAAAACGCACCTTGTATAATTGGTGTGATAGTGCATATGACTATGTAGCCGAATTAGATGAAGAATATTCCAATTGGCTTTGTATTCCAAAATCTGTTAGGACTACTTCTATTAAGCCTTCTGGTACTGTATCTTTATTAAATGGCTCTACGCCTGGGATTCATTTTCCCGAGAGTGAGTATTATATCCGTCGTATACGATTTTCAAGTGAATCAAATTTACTTATTTCTTTAGAGGAGGCGGGTTATGATATAGAAGATGATGAATATTCACCAAATACAAAAGTTGTTTCATTCCCGATTCGTGAGCCTTATTTTGTAAAGGGCAAGCGCAATGTAAGTATGTGGGAGCAACTTGAGATCGCCGCCCAATATCAACATTATTGGGCAGATAATTCTGTTTCTATTACGGTTACATTTAATGACGAAGAGGCTGCGCAAATTAAAGATGCTCTAGAAATGTATGAAACGCGCCTTAAAGCTGTATCTTTTTTGAGATATAAAGAGACGGGATACGAACAAGCTCCCTACGAAGCAATTGATGAGAGCACTTATAACCGTATGATAAAAAACATATCCCCACTCCAGCGTGTGGAAGATGAAGAAGGTGGAAGCGGGACAAAGTTTTGTACAAATGATTCATGTACTATTTAATAGGAGGTAACGATGAACTTTAATCATCTCTTTGATCAAAAGAGACTAAAAACAATAGGAAAATGCCAGCACGAGTGCCATTGGGGCCCCACGGGCAACATTCGAGCAATAGTGGGTGGCAAAATAAACATTACGATGTATTGTAAACATTGTAGTAGCCGGGAAGATCTTTTTTTAACTGAAAAGGATTTTAGAGTGCATAAAAAAATGTTGGAAGGCGAGGTGGGAAATGTTTAAACCGGTTAATCGTTATCTTTATATCGGAATCCCCGAAAAGAGCGTTCCAGAAACAGAAAGCGGAATCGTACTTCCGGAGAGTTTTAAGCCAATAGAAGAAAAACATGTGATTGCTTATGTATATGATTGGGCTGATGATGTAAGATTTAAAAAACTTCTTAAAGAAAATTGTAAGATAATCATTGATAGGTCAATGGCAGAACAGTTTATTATTGAGGGAAAGCAATATAATGTAATATTAGATAATTACATTATCGGAATAGTATAAAATATAGGAAAATAAAAAATGAATAAAGACTTTTATAATCAATCCTCAGCCTCAAAACTAGGCTGGGATCCCACTTGGTTTGGCGAGAAATACTTTGATGATAAGCTCGTAAGGGCCATTAAGAAGTGGCAAAAAGAACGAGAGTTAACGGCCGATGGTCTATGCGGTCCAATGACGTTTCGACGCCTATGGACCGAGAGACAAACTGAGATTGACGAACCCAAGCCCGAAAACCCTAAATATTCTAATTATATTGTATATAATGGGAATTACCACCCGATTAAGTGGGATAAGGTTGTTCTATGGTCAGAGAGGGGAGGCTTTAAAGCAAATAAAGGCCATTACTATGACTATACCGGTCGATCTTTACGAAACATTCGTTATTTTGTAAATCATTGGGATGTTTGTTTGTCTGCTGCCTCTTGCGCAAGAGTGCTTGATAAGCGCGGCATTTCAGTTCATTTTTTGATTGATAACGATGGAACCATTTATCAGACTTTAGACATGCAACACGCAGCATTTCATGCTGGTTCATCGCGAACAAATCGTGCGTCTGTTGGTGTCGAGATTTCAAATGCATATTATCCAAAATATCAGGAAACTTATACAAAAAGAGGATTTGGTCAGCGACCCACTGTGGAAGATGCTTGGGTTCACGGAAACAAGCTTAAGCCGTTTTTAGGGTTTTATCCTGCTCAGATTGATGCTTTAAAGGCTCTTTGGAAAGCGATCCACGGCGCCACAGAAATACCTTATGAAACACCATTGGGACAATTTGGAAAGACATCAACAAAATACGAACAAGATGTTCCATATGGCAAGTTTAGTGGATTTGTAAGCCATTATCATATTAGCAAGAGAAAAATAGATTGCGCCGGCCTAGACATTAAGGCGCTTTTGGACGAGGTGAAGAACGAAGAAGAATAACTATGTACTAGTATGTTATTCATATTATTATTGTTTTCTTGTTTGAATGCCACGAGCTATCCTTTACATTTTTTTACCGCTAGTACTTATGAAACATTTGCGCTTGGGAAACCGAAACAAACAGGCGTGTGGAAAGAGCCACCGGTGGTAAAGATTTGCAAAGAATTAAATATTTCATACACCAGAGTTCAAATAGCTATTGCGTATTGGCAGAACAGTGGATACGAGTTCTATGATATATGGTATAATTATGATTCTCCCGAATGTTTTGGAGTAGACTATGGAAGTGGAATAATAATAACAGGAGGCAACCAGGCGTTGCCCGAAGATCTTTTAGCAGTGACACGAACCTCAGTAAGGACTACCACTGGATATATTATTAAGGCAAAAATATTTATTAGACAAAAACATGTTAATAGGCCCCGCGTTTTAGAACATGAATTGGGACATGCATTGGGATGGAAACATTATCCTCAGAATATGCATATTATGCACCCACAAATAGAAAAAGGGGGCTATGATAATAAAGGAATGAAAAACAAAAAATAAGCTATTTTATAAAGGAGAGTTATGGCATATTCAGATAAAGCTATAGATCATTTTCACAACCCACAAAATGTGGGTTCGATGGACAAAAGTGACCTATCCGTTGGCACAGGATTGGTGGGTGCCCCAGCATGTGGGGACGTGATGAAACTACAATTAAAAATTAATGACGATGGTATTATTGAAGATGCAAAATTTAAAACATTTGGATGTGGCTCCGCAATTGCATCTAGTTCGTTGGTTACAACTTTGGTTATGGGGAAGAGCATAGAGGAAGCCGAGGTCATTACTAATGCAGATATTGCAACAGAACTGTGCCTGCCCCCTGTTAAAATACACTGCTCCGTACTGGCTGAGGATGCTGTCAAGGCAGCAATTAAGGATTATAGGATTAAAAATGGCGATAACGATAACTAATACTGCTAAAGAAAAGATAAGATCATTGCTACTAAAGCGACAAACTCCCGATCATTATTTGAAAATAGGAGTAAAAAGTGGTGGTTGTTCTGGTTTTATGTATGACTATGAATTCATAGCACATCCAGCCGAAAAGGACAAGACGTTTGAATTTGATGACGTTAAAATATGTATTCCTATGAAATCATATTTGTTTTTAAATGGAATGGAAGTGGACTACAAAGAAGATCTATTAAACTCTGGATTGGTGTTTAATGTCCCAAAGGCCCAGAGGTCATGCGGCTGCGGTGAATCAATTTCATTTTAATGATGTTTGAATATGACAATATAGTAATTGGGAGCAGCCTAAATGCGGTATTATTTGCTTTTAATAACCAGATGCCGCTAATATTCACTAAGGGTTTGCGTCCTTTTAGGTTTGATTATTTAAAATCAAATATTGATTTATCGCCTCTTAAGATTGACAATTCGGAGGTTGTTTTAAAAACATTTAATGATGATAAAGTTGTGGGGGTTTCCAAAGAAATCTTATGGGAGAGATTGGTGTTTTTCCTTTCTCTTGATGGAAAAGTGCCTCTTTCCGATCTGTGCCACAACATACGCTTAAAAGACAAAACAATAATATGCTTTAATGAATATTCTAAAATAGCAGAAATTAGTTTTAATACATGCTATTATTTTGGTGATGAAAACTGTTTTGGTTTAAAAAAGAAAACACTTGCGAATAATGATTATATATGTTATGATTGGATAGCATTCAATCGAGGAGGGAAGCACGACATTGATTATATTCGACTGGAAGACGACTTCGTTAACGAAGTATGGTTCTATCCATCTGATAGAATTGATGGCAACACTCCCGTGAAGGATGCATGTGTCGTTTCGAGAATCAAGGAGGAGGATATCTTAGATTTTGATTTTTCTGAAACAATGGCACGATTTAAACTAATTTCTGAAATGGAAACCCGAGGAATGAAAGGAGTATTTAATGGGTACGGACCAAATGGCAAACCAAAATATTATAAATTTAGAACAACATCTATCGGCCGCACAAAACATAAAGAGAAGGACGCGGCATGGGAGGAACAAGATGGTATCAAGTTACAAGAAGTTAAAGAAAAAGATCTACTCAGAGATTTATATTCGGCTAGTATGGCCTACAATCGATTTTTGAGGCATTTTTGACAGCCATTCCCCGCCATTCACATTTGGCAGGTATTATTCCAGTTGCAAATCTTAAGACGGATTTTGATATGGACATACCTGCTATTATGATGCCAGTAGACGCCGGCTATACTGCTATTCAAAAAGCAGTTTTCGAGTGTGCTATGGTTGGCTGTCAAACCATATGGATCGTAGCAAATGAGGACTTGGCTCCCATTGTTAGAAAAAGAGTGGGAGAGTGGGTTTATGATCCTGTTTATTATTCTCGAAAATTTACTAAATTTTATCAAGGTGTTCGCAAGGAAATTCCTATTTACTATGTGCCGATTCATCCTAAAGATCGCGACCGGCGCGACTCTTATGGGTGGGGAGCCTTATACGGCATATTAGCCGCTTGGAAGGTGGCATATAAAATATCAAAATGGTTATTGCCTGACAAATATTATATTACTTTTCCCATGTCGGCTTATGATATTTATGGCTTAAGAGAACACAGGACTCAAATTTCTAGCATGAAAGAAAACTTTTTTTTGACACATAACGGTAAAACGGTAAAAGACAATCTTCCTTTATCTTTTACTATGTTTGGAAATGATTTCAAAGCTTGTCGGAATGCAGTAAACAAAAAGACAACTAGGACATTTATTAATCCTCCTCCCGGTGAGATGCCATCAAAGAAGCTGCCATTGGAAGAGCGATGGTCTGCACGGCATTTTGATTTTAAAGAAGTGTTTGGCCCCGTGGAGGAAAAAGATGCAGCGCGCCATGAATTGGGGTGGTTTTATGATCTCTCTAAGTGGCGAGAATACTGCGAGTTTTTAGGTTCAGAAAATAATATTAAAAAGCCAGAAGAAGGCTTGACACAGACACATAAACATAGTAAAATAGCATATGAGGTTGAGAAATGAAAGAGATTAAATTTGTTGGTTTGCACGCCCATAGCGTTGCTGGTTCTATTTTTGATGCCATTGGGTATCCACAGGCGCATATGGATTTTGCGTATGAGAATGGATGTGATGCATTAGCGCTCACAGATCATGGTAATATGAATGGGTTAGCCTATCAGGTATTACATGCCAGAAAGATGCAAGCGGAAGGCAAGAACTTCAAGCCCATCTTTGGTTGTGAGGCGTATTTTATCCCGTCAGTTGATGAATGGCGCGAAGAGTACACCAAGGCAATGGAAGACAAGAAGAGGGCCCGTGGTATTAAAGCCGACAAGGCGTCAGGGGCTACTGTGGAGGACGAGGGCGGGAGCAAAAAGACACAGGACATCCTACGTAGGCGTAGACATTTGGTCCTGTTAGCGATGAACCAGGAGGGCTTAAATAACCTCTTTAAATTGATCTCCGAGAGCTATAAATCCGAGAATTTTTATCGGTATCCTCGCGTAGATTACGCATTGCTGGAGAAGTACGGAGAAGGTATCATTGCGGCGTCCGCTTGTCTGGGCGGCGTGTATGCCGGCAACTTTTGGGAGAACCGCGAAGAGGGCGATGAAGCCGTGTTAGACGCAATGCGCGAGACAAGTAGGCGCATGACCGACATCTTTGGAGATCGTTGGTATGCGGAGCTTCAATGGAACAACATTAAGGAACAGC